CCATTATGCAGCAGTAGTGATGCAGTCTCTGTTAATGCTGATAACTCAGCTTATTGTTTCTCATGTAAAGAATATATTAGAGATTACAATATGGAACAAGAACCTACAATAGTTAACAGAGAATATGAGAAAAAAGATTTTGTAGGACAATCAGACTTTGCAGAAATAGTAGATAGAAATATCAAATCAGATACTTGTAGAAAGTATGGGGTGACTGTTAAGATTGATAGCATGGGTAATATAACTAATCATTATTATCCTTATCATGATAAACAGGGAGCAAAGATAGGAACTAAAACTAGGTTTACTAAACTAAAAGAATTTAGTATACAAGGTAATACAAAATATTCTGGATTGTTTGGTGAACATTTATTTAGTAAAAATAAATATTGTATAATAACTGAAGGAGAACTGGATGCTTTATCAGCTTATCAAATGTTTAAGACAGATAAGTATGAGACACCAGTTGTTAGTATTAAGAATGGAATTACTTCAGCAGTTAAAGATGTTAAGAATAGTTTAGATTGGTTAGAACAATTTGACAATGTTATTGTAAACTTTGACAATGATGAACAAGGAAAAGAAGGAGCATTAAAAGTAGCTGAATTATTTAGCCCAGGTAAATGTAAGATAATGCATTTACCAAAAGAATATAAAGATGCTTCAGATTGTTTAAGTAAAAATAAAATACAAGCTTATGTAAAATCTTTTTGGGAAGCAAAAGTATTTGCACCAGATGGGATTATAAATGCTAATAGTTTATTTGATGAAATAACAAAACCAACAATCAAATCATTTGTTCAATATCCATTTGAAGAATTAAATAAAATAACTTATGGTATTAGACCATCTGAGTTAGTTACATTTACTGCAGGTAGTGGCTTAGGTAAAACTCAAGTCATGAGAGAAATAATACATCATATAATTAAATCAACACAAGATAATATTGGATTGTTAATGTTAGAAGAAACACCAGTAATAACTTCAAAAGGTTTAATGAGTATAGAAGCAAATCAAAGATTACATTTACCTGATGTACATTTAAGTAAAGAAGAAATGAAAACTTATTTTGATAAGACAGTAGGTACTGGTAGAGTATTTATGTTTGACCATTTTGGTTCTAACTCAATTGATAATATAGTATCAAGAGTTAGGTTCTTAGCAAAAGGTTTAGATTGTAAATATATTGTTATAGACCATGTTAGTATTATTGTATCAGACCAAAGTCATGGTGATGAAAGAAGAGCATTAGATGAAATCATGACTAGACTTAGAACTCTTGTTCAAGAGACTGGTGTTGCTATGATGGTTGTGTCTCATTTGAGAAGACCAGATGGTAAAGGACATGAAGAGGGAGCAGCAACATCACTATCACAACTAAGAGGTTCAGCAAGTATAGGACAACTAAGTGATATTGTAATAGGTCTTGAAAGAGATGCACAGAATGATGACCCAGAGATTAGAAGCACTACTAGAGTTAGAGTATTAAAAAATAGATTCTCTGGATTAACTGGTCCATGTAGTAACTTAAAATATAATAATGATACTGGAAGATTGATAGAGGTACAAGCTAGTGACTTTTAATAAAGTCGTATTTGATATTGAAACAACACTAACTGCAGATAAAATTTGGTGTATTGTTTGTAAACATGATAATACATTTTATCAATTTAAAGAAGATAACTTACATAGGTTTGAAGAGTTTATAAAACAAACTGAAGAAGTTATTGGACATAATATAATTGGCTTTGATATACCAGTATTAAATAAATTTTTTGGTTATGATTTATTTAAAGATTGTAAAGTGACTGATACACTTATACTTTCAAGATTATTAAATCCAATGATAGATGGTGGTCATTCATTAAAAAACTGGGGAACTAAGTTAGGACATAACAAGATAGAGTTTGAACAGTTTGATTTCTTTAGTGAAGATATGTTAAAGTATTGTAGGAATGATGTTGATTTAACACAAAGGTTATATAAATTTTTAATTACAAGAATAAAAGATTTTGGTTATTCAATTGAACTTGAACATGAAGTTGCAAAGATAATACAAAGACAACATGAAAGAGGATTTAAGATTGATATAGTAAATGCTTATGCACTTCAAGCTAAGTTTCAAGAAGACATGAATGAATTACAAAATAAAGTTAGGGCTACATTTCCTCCATTAAAGATAGAGGAAACATTTATTCCTAAATCAAATAATAAAGCTAGAGGTTATGTAAAAGGAGTACCCTTTACTAAAGTTAAATATAAAGAATTTAATTTAGGTTCAAGACAACAGATAGGTGAAAGACTAATGAAGCTTGGTTGGAAACCTAAAAAGAAAACAGACAAAGGTCATGTTATAGTAGATGAAAAAGTTTTATCTGAAATAACTAATATACCTGAAGCTAAATTAATTAACGAATACTTAATGCTTCAAAAAAGGATTGCCCAAGTTTCCTCCTGGGTAGAAGCAATTAAGGAAGATGGGAGAGTACATGGTAAAGTAATTACCAATGGTACTATTACTGGAAGGATGTCACATCAAGCACCCAATATGGCACAAATTCCTGCTGTGTACTCACCTTATGGAAAAGAATGTAGACAATTATGGATAGTAGATAAAGGATATAAATTAGTAGGAGTTGATGCATCTGGTTTAGAAATTAGAATGTTAGCACACTACATGAACGATAAGGAATATACAAATGAAGTTATTAATGGAGATATACACACAGCAAATCAAATTGCTGCTGGTTTGGAAACAAGAGATGCAGCGAAGACTTTTATCTATGCTTTCATCTATGGAGCAGGGTCAAAAAAAATCGGAAGCATCATTGGAGGTTCGGAAAGAGATGGCGAAAGAGTTAAAGAAAAGTTTCTTAGAGCAACACCAAGTCTTAGAAACTTACGAGAAAAAGTGGATGGAGTATCTAAGTCTAACAGAAGATGGCTCAAAGGACTTGATGGAAGAAAAATCATCATCAGACACCCCCACGCAGCTTTAAATAGTTTGTTACAAGGAGCAGGTAGTTGTGTTATGAAGGTTGCGTTGACACTACTAGACAAATATGTTATAAATAAACGAATCAAAGCTTATCCTGTAGTAAATGTACATGATGAGTTTCAATATGAAGTTGAGGAAGGAAGAGCAGAAGAGTTTGGTAAATTAGCAGTACAATCAATTATAGATGCTGGTAAGAAATTAAAACTTAGATGTGAATTAAATGGAGAATATAGAATTGGAAACAACTGGGCAGAAACGCATTGATACAGTAGCAACTGATATTAAAAAATTAATTGCTGATATATCTAATGGTAAACCTGCACCTATAACAGAAGAGAATATGAATAACTTTCTTAACAATGTTAAGGAAGCTATGATTGCATGGAACACACCACCAGTAAAAGAAAAATATAATGGTGTATTAAGAATGAGTATCTTAGGTAAACCTGCAAGACAATTATGGTACGATAAATATTCTCCTAAAGAAACAAAAGAATATGATGCTAGTAATAATTTAAAATTTTTATATGGTCATATCATTGAACATTTACTTTTATATTTAACAGAATTATCTGGACACAAAGTAGAAGATAGACAAAAAAAAGTTAAAGTAGATGATGTCAAAGGACACATGGATGCAAAAGTAGATGGTGAAATATGTGATGTTAAATCTGCTTCACCTTATAGTTTTAAAAAATTTAAAAATGGTGAGATAGTTAATGATGACCCATTTGGTTATCATGCCCAGTTATCAGGATATGAAGAAGCTGAAGGAACTAAAGGTGGAGGTTTTCTTGTTGCTGATAAATCAAGTGGTGATATATGTTTTTACAAACCAGAAGAATTAGCTAAACCTGATACAAAAAGTTTAATAAAAGATTTAAATACTAAACTTGCTAGTGATACACCACCTGAAAGATGTTACCCATTAAAGACAGAAAAGAATGGAAACAAAGCTATACCAGTTGGTTGTCAATTTTGTATACATAAGTTTGAATGTTATGCAGATGCAAATAAAGGTAAAGGTTTAAGAGTATTTAAATATGCAAACAAGAATGTATTCTTAGCTGATGTAGTTAAAGAACCTAATGTAGAAGATATAACAAAAGAATTTACAGATGGAATTAAAACACAAACACTTGTTAGTTAGAGCAGAAGTATTAGACCCTCCAAAAGATTTAAAGATGATGAGGAAGTGGACTAAAAATTTAATAAAAGATATTGATATGAAAATACTTGCTGGTCCATATGCAAAGTATTGTGATGTAAAAGGTAATAGAGGTTTAACTTGTGTAACTATAATAGAAACATCCCATATTACTTTGCACTCATGGGATGAAATGAATCCTGCATTAGTACAGCTTGATGTTTATAGTTGTAAAGAATTAGATGAGACAGTTGTATTTGATTATGTTTATAAATTTATGCCAGTCAGAATGTCATACAGATATTTTGATAGAGAAAATAATTTTAAATTAATAAAGTTAAAAAAATGAATACAAAAAAAATGAATAAGATAAGAAACAAAGCTAAAGCTATTTTAGTTGAATGGTTAAAAAATTTGTTAAATAAACAAGAACAAGAAAAAGTAAACATTAAAAATATATTAACTTTATTACCTAATCAAACTCACTATTTTAGTGGTGATACATTAAAACTACAACCATGGTCTTACAAATGGGTAGTAAAAAAATTAAAACGCAACCCAGAGTTGACAATAGATGATTTAAATGCTATGTTGCAACCAAGTGAAAAAGATTTAAGAAGAAAAGAAATGATAGAGAAAGGACCACTATAATGACACATAAAGAAATGTTTAAGTCTAGCACTTATGATTCATTAGAAAAACAAGTAGGTGGTAATCATTATGCTAAAATGAAAATACAACCTGCAGAATTTATAAATGAAAATAAACTTTTATTTGCAGAAGGTAATGCTATAAAATATATTTGTAGACATCAATCAAAAGGAAAAGAAAAAGACATTCAAAAAGCTATTCACTATTTAGAAATGATATTAGAGAGGGATTATTCATGAATAAAGAATCACAAATAACACAATTAGAAAAAAGAGCAAGAGGTTTTCGCAGAATTATTTCTGCATTAAATGACTTACCTATGTATGGTATCAATAGACATTTAGATAAAATACTTCATGTTAGAATTGATGCATTGAAAGACCATCTTAAATTAAAGATAACTAGAAACAATGAAAAGTTAAATGAAATGTATACTGAAAGTATAGATAGTTTAGCTGATGATGATGGACAACATGGTGATGTTGGTTATAAACCTGAACCAGTAAGAAAGAGTGAACCTATTGGAGAATCATTTACAAGTAAGTCTTATGATAAACAACAAGCAACAGATATGAGTTTTGAAAATGAGTAAAGACCCAAAAACAGGAACAGGTAAAAAACCACCAGGTTCTGATAGAAGATTATACACAGATGAAAATCCTAAAGATACTGTTAGTATTAAATATGCTACAATACAAGATGCAAAAGATACTATTAAGAAAGTAAAAAATATTAATAAACCTTATGCTAGAAAAATACAAATACTTACTGTATTAGAACAAAGAGCAAAAGTACAAAACAAACATGAACAAGCTATTCCCCTCTACTCTCTTTT